GTTTTCGGCAAAGTACAACTGGAATATAGACTTACCAACAGCCTTCCAACGTGCAGGAAAATTCATGTAGGATCTCCGCCCAATTCCTTATAGTCAATCAGCATTTGACTCACAAAGAAATCCTCGTTTACGCTACTGTTGTAAACCTCAAACTGTATTCTCTTACCCTTAGCGCCAAGCTGAAACACAGAATCAACAACCTCATCACCACCCAGAAGACTCGTTCCTAACGTAAACGCACCAAGGATACCACCCGCACCCGCAAGGGATGTGGTTCTCTGGGTTTGGGTCACACCGTCAACCCACCAATCTTCTACAAGGTCGTAGCTACCCTCTGGTTGGGTAATCATAAACCCACGCTTATAACGCTTTTCCAACCTTGGGTTTTCAAACGGCATGTTCCCTGTTTTATACCCACCGTAATACGCTGCGCTATTATCGTTCTGATTAGCGGTTTCAAGCTCCCACACATCCCCTGAATAGTCACCCGTATAAACCTTAAACAGTCCTGCGCTCTCTCTAATTAAAGCGGAACATGAGGCACTATAACCGGACACAGATGACTGATTACTATGAACCATCCACGCTTCTTCGGGGGGTCTGTCTATGAAATAAACCAGAGCTGTGTCAACGGTTGACTGCCCGTTTCTCACAACAAAGATTTTTATCGCCCTCAACACGGGGTCATAGGTCATGTGGAAGTCGTTAAAATATGACAACCGAACGTGTTCTTTTATCCATCTATGAATAAAAGCGGGTCTTGTTAAAGACGCAGCCTTGTAGTCACCATAGTTTTCGGCAGACGTTACAGAATAAATCTCACCATCTTCCATCATGGCGACAACATCGTTCGGGGTTTTACAAATAAGCCTAAAGCTCGCAGCACCACCCTCCCATTGTGACGAGTCGTATCCCCAATTAGACACGTTGGTATCCAGGTCGTCTATGATATAGGTCTTTCGTTTACCGAACATCAAAAGCCTGTCACCATATTCTACGGCACCAACGATACCGAACCCGTCACCTGTCTCGACGTTAATCAGGGTTACGTTGGCGTCGGAGAAGTCGTCACCGTCACCGTTCTCGGATGCGTACACACCCTCTGGGTTTGACGGACAACCTCCCGCCCAAAGTCTTTCGCTTGCACCCCTGCCGTGCTTGACTATCCATTGTGGGAAGTTTGTGCCTGTCCAATCGGTAGGAATATCGCCAACGTCTGCGGTGTTGCCCGTACCCGTCCATTTCTGGGGGGTTGTTTTCCCGTCAACGATGTAAAGCTCGTCTTCAAAAGTCTCAAAGTCAAAGTAGGTAGTCGTGGACATCCCTGTGTCAATCGTAGTATCGTGTGCGCTATAAACATACCCGTCGTCACCGGCGGTGATTATATGGTCTGTCCCGTCAACAAGTCTGAAATGATACATGCCGGTCATTTGTGGCGTACCTGATATGGCGGCATCATAATCTGAGTGCTGTCTGCGTGACGTACCACCACGCTTCTTTCTGCCGTTTTCGTGCAGATTTAAATTCCTTGACGGATGAATCATATCCGTAGGTTTAATCATGTCGATGTTCGGATTAGCTGTCAACCCGCCACGATTGCATGGTATAGGAAATGTTTTCCCTACATAACTCATATAGTAAACCCTTCAAACTCCCCTGAGTATGGAAGTTCCTTAGAGATTAATCGCTCAACACCGGACGCAAACTCAGGCTTTAACGCCTGATATTTATTGTCATCCTCATCCCGTGCAATCATCATAGCAACGCCCGTAACGAGAACGTCATGCCAGTTATTATAAATCCTTGTCATTACAGCAGAAGAAAGGTCAACACGGTTGGGGTCTACATAGTATCGTTCAAGGATGGCATACGTGGAAGCATCGGGGGGTCTGTCTAAGAAATAATAAAGAACGGAGTCTTCGTTTATTTTCGCATACGCTGTCGGGTCACCGGAGGCAAAGCTCATGCCCAACGTTCCCATGCCCTCAATGTTTTCTTCGTCCAACTCAACCACGCTATCTATGATGCGATAGGTCGTATCACTCGACGGGTTCGTGGTCCAAGCGGTTGTTATTGTTGCAATATAGGTGGTCGTGCTGTACGCTGAAACCTGTCTGTATTGGTCAAGCCCCGTTCCACCGGTAGTGAGAATATAATTACCAACCACCGATTCTTCGGTAGCGTCTTCTCCATCCTCTAACGTTATGGTCTTCGCTGCACCCGCCTGTGCCGTTCCCGTGTGGGAACCGTTAAGGAACGATAACGTAATTTCATCGTCAAGGTCTGTAGCGAACGCATACTTGCTTATACCCACAACCGCCGCTGTCAGGTTGGTAGATTGCAAAGATCTATACCGCACAGGATTGCCATACATATCCTGCCATTGCCAAACCCTGTTAATGATTCCCCGTAGAAAATACGCCTCTGCACGGGTGAGTTGTGCAGAAGACGGGCTTGGTGTTCCAACCTGATTGTATGCTTCGGTACATATTAGTGTGGCTGTTAAATCGCCTGGGACTGCCATTATTCACCTACTTTTTTAAGTTTTCCCTCTGGTTTAAAAGGAAGTTTCCAACCCTCGTTCGGATGAACCGTGTCATAGTCCGTTGGGCATACCGAAAGACCCTTTTGTTTCCCGGCCACACCCTTTCGCATCTCGGAAAAACGATAGGCGAACCCGCAAACATCACACTCAACCCACCTGTCACCGGGGATATATCTATTAGTCATTCGTGCCATTATTTATGACCCCATGCTCTACCAACATATTCCCACGCAGATATTTGACCTCTGCGTTGGTTTATCTCGTCAGTGATTCTATATTCTTGGGCTAACAATTCTTTTATCCGCCCCTCTGCATACTCACGCTTCTGCTTGTTGTCGATTCTTCCGTCCAAGGCTCCAACCAAGGTCATTCTTTCGTCACGCTTCTGCGTCATCAGTGCGGTTAATTCTCGATTCTTTTGATTATTTAACGCAATGTTCGCAGTTGATTTCTCCGTAAGATGGTTCGCTTCTTCAAACCCGTACAGCCTTGAGGACTTTAAAAGGTCGGACGACGGTGGAATATAAACCCTGATTCCGGCGCCCCGTGCTATCCCAATGAAATACTCAAGGCATGGACGCTGAACCGCATACTCATCTTTCGTTGACATATCACATCCGTAAAGATGAATTTCGTCCGGTTCTTTATGAATCGCCAATGCCAACATCCACGCTATAGCGTTTGTAAAATACGTCCCGAAAGCCTCAACGATTTCAGACTTGGGGTATTTCACGGATGCCGGAACGTCCTTGTGTTTCTCAATCATGTAAATCGGGAACTTCTGCCGTGCCATCCAATCAATCGTTTTGTAATCCCGCTGTAGAATCGCACAATCATCGTGAAGCTGAAACCAAGCGGTTGCAAACTTCTCAACCCTTGGAAGGGTAATGTAAAGCTGATTCAATCCCCAAATTTCAAACCGAGAACCGTACAGTCTTTCCACATCGGAACTTGACGGTTCAGCCGTGCCGACAATAGCTATCTTCATACCCCCCCCTATCGACTATTCTTTGTTCGGGTCACGCCATTCTGTCAGGTGCGGTGTGTGGGAACGATAACCGACAAACGCCAACGACACGCTTGCCTGCTCTACCGTAGACCCTGAAACAACCGCACGGAGATAACTATGCTGACCAAGCTCAATACCCCTTGGCCCGAAATCCAGCGTGAACTCCTTCGTCTTGCCCGTACTGATAGTCCACAAGATAGAGTCCGTGTCTGTTTTTATCTGACAGATGCCCTGGGGATCGCTCGCCTCGTACACGCACAATACCAACTTCTCCATATACAAGTAGTCTTCAGAGTCGGACGGGTGCGCCGCAAGTTCAAGCATCGGAGCATCGTTTGTTAAGTTACCAATTTGTCTAAGTAAGTCTTTGCTTGCCATCTTTTACTCCTTGTTTTTTGACGTTACCATGTCAACGTAACCGCTGTCCAACGTTGCGATGATAATTCCATCCACCTTAACGCCTGGATTATACGGCCCTTTTTCTAAATCGTCACCATCATACGCCGCATCTTTCCCGAACATACGAACTCCACTCAGGTCTGTCACCTCTAGGCCGTTGCCAGCTACCAACAATGCCGTCGCCTCCGAAACCCACGAAAGCTCTCTCAACCAAAACGGGCCAGTTACGGAATCGCCCGCTGCTGTAAACGAGTGGAAATTTCCGGTTGAATCTACTGTGTGTGCCATGTTCTCTCCTTTAATAAATGTTCAATCACAACAAAGTCTTTCAATGTATCTATCTCATAATGCGTGTGCGCTGGCATTTCGTAAAACCCGATTGAACCGGACACACGACACCCCGATAACAAAAACGCCCTCTTTGTGGTTATATAAAACGCTCCGTTCTCAACTAAATACCCGTCCCAATCCTGCCTGCGCTTTCTGTTTTGTGGGTCGTAATTTATAGGAACACCGTCAGGTCGCCATAAAAACTGGTGCTTTTTGACAACCGATAAAACGCTATCGTAACCCGCCGTGCTGTGCCTGACCAATCCGCCAGTGATGTGTTCTGTTTCCAGTAATGGTGACGTTGCCTGAATCAGTATGATGTTATCAAACTTATGACTCTTTGAAAACTCAAGCATCGGTGTTTCCTGAAAACACCTGTCGTCCATCTCCTTTGTTGAAATACAAGCAATCTTAGGATGTTTCGTGCTGGCTATAACCGTTCCCGCTATAGCCGGACTATCTGTGGCAATGTAAACCTTATCGACAAACTCGCTCTCCGCCGCCGCTTCTGCCGTCCACATCACCAACGGTTTGCCTGCAACCTCTTTCACGTTCTTGTGGGGGATGCCCTTAGATCCGCCACGAACGGGTATGAAAGCGACGGTTCTACCCATTTCTTAATTTCTCAATGATTGGAAGTTCAGAGTCGTAAACTCTTTTAACCCCGTCACCCATCATTTTCTCTGCGGTTCTTATATACTTTACCGCCTTGATTAAACCCTCTGGATTAAATGATGCCGCTTGGTCACTACCGTACATCAACTTGTCGAGTGTAACATGAAACTCAACTATCTCCGCACCCATCGCAACTGCTACCGGAAAACCGACAACGCTTGGATTATGGTTGGAAAATCCGATGGTTGTAAACGGATACCTGCTCATCAACTCCCGAATACAGAGCATATTCATTTCGTCGTCACGGGTAGGATAGGTTGAGGTGCAATGCATTATTGCGTAAATATCGTCCTCACCCAAGAACTCAACGGCATTATCAATCTGTTCGAGCGTACTCATGCCCGTTGAAAGAATAACCGGTTTTTTGTAGATTTTACACGCTTCCAATATCCCCTTGTCGGTCAACGACGGTGACGCAATCTTAATAAACGGCAGGTCAAAGTTTTCCAAAAACCCTACCGAAAGAGAATCCCACGGTGACGCAAACCACTTAATACCCTTGGATTTACAGTAAGAATCTATTTCACCATATTCGTGTATGTCGAACTCAAGCCCGTACTTTTGTTCCCCGTTTGTCGTACCCCAAGGTGATTCTCTTGGTGCGTCAAGTTCCTCTTTAGTGTAAACCTGACTAATTGTTCTCTTTTGAAACTTCACATAATCGCACCCGGCAAACTTCGCTACGTCGATTAGCTTCTTGGCGATGTCTAAATCGCCGTTGTGATTAATGCCTATCTCTGCAATTATTTCCATTGTTCCCCCTATTTATTAATCCTGTACGCTACGTTCACACCGGACGTTAATGTGTGTTCAAAATATCCGTTTGTCTTTTTCAACCAATCAAGTAAGCGGTCTACCCCAGAGTTGTCCATTCCAGCCCTTGTAAGCGTGTCTGGGAGTCTTTTGGTAAAGTCTGATAGCAACCTATCACCCGCACCCCAATCGTGGTCACAGGAGCTTATATCAAGTTTAAATTCGTTTTCTCTGCAAAACTCCACAAAGTCGGGAACGCTTAGAAAGTGCAAGTCGGATAACGTCATTGGAACACCGAACAACAGGTTCAGCGTCATCCACACATATCCTCTCGGATTCATAAAGTTCGGTGACGACGTTATAAGCGTTCCGTTGTAACAAACATTGGTTGTAAGTAAATATTTCAACGTTTCAAACGGTTGGTCTAAATGCTCTAACACCCCCTGAAGTATAACGACATCAAACATTACGTCTACTTCTTTTAAATCACAGCACTTAAACCAAAGGTTTGGCATATCATATCTTTTCTCGGCTATGGCGATTGCCTCTTTTGAATAATCAATAGCCTTAACATTCCCACCGGCCATTGCTATCATTGCCGCAAGCCTGCCCTCTCCACAACCAATCTCTAAAACACGCTTTCCCCTCCAATCCATCATGTCTAAAATCATCTTTGATTCTGGATATGACGGGAACGAAAAGAACTTCTCAGACCCATCCTTGTAAATCTGATCGTACATTTCCTTTAAGCCCTGGCTGTTCATATATCCCCCCATTTGTTTCTTATCTCATCAATCACAAACTCCTTGGAAACCCTTTCGGTAAAGTCTATTTTCAGGTGGTCAACATGGGTTACGAACCTATCAAGCATACCGGAGACAACGGAAACCCAAGGAGAAACACTGTCTTCGCTTCTAAGCATCGGATCGCACTTGCCGTTTGTGTGGAGATAATGCAACTTTCTAACATGACTACGAATAACGGCATCATGGTCCCTAACACAATAAATAAACCGTGCCTCTGGGAACATAACCATCAGCAACCCTACGACCTGCAACCCCGAAGCACACACCTTAAACCCGAACCTGTCACCGTGTGGTGCTACCACGTTGTATGTTGTAGCCAAAAAATCCTGAAGGTTTAGTCTGCCACGAACAAACAATCCAAAGGTTTTATTTAGTGGGCTGCTTTCATAATACCCATCAGGGTTGAACTCGTTTGCCATAACAAACTGTTTCCCCATACATATATTAAAATCGTTATGGAGTATGCCTGAAGCAAAACTCGTTCCACACCTTCCGGTTCCCAAGACAATGATTGGAAACATTACCCACCCTCTATGTGTGCGATTGTAGCCCATAGGTGGTCTTCCCTGTGAAGATGGTCACACCCCTTGCAAATCCCTTTAAACACTCCTTTTTTCTGCTCGCGGTAAATTTCCTTATGACGTTCAAACACATCATAAAAAGGTTCTTTGGTCAGGTCGCCGGTAATGGACTTCCGAAAGAAATCACGGCAACAAAGAATCATCTTGCCATCCCATGTAACAACGGGTGCGCCTATCAGCTTCGGGCAGGCATCTTTGTTTTCCTTACACGGTGGATTATCAAGGTCTTGAATGTGACCCATGCCCTGACTCACCAAAACGTTCGGCAGGTTTGTCAGTCTAATCCATTCGTCGTAGACTTCCCTCCCGCCGTACACCTCGTCTATCTTCGGCATCCTGCCTTGAAAAGTGTATTCGCGAATAAAGAACGCCTTAATGAACGTATTGGGATTTCGCATACCCTTGTATCTCAGGAAGATTTCAATGCTGTCAACTGCCGAAACATCCATAAAGCTAACCCAAATAGAATCAACAATCTCAACAAGTTCTTCCCGCAACTTACCCAACAACAACCCGTTCGTAGTGAATGAAACAAACAAGCCATGAACCTTGGCGTATCTCGCCATGTCTGACAGTCGTGGGTGAAGCGTTGGCTCCCCCGTTTGGTGCAAACTCACCGTAGTTTCGGGCGGTAGTTGGTCTATGATAGACTTATAGAAATCAAAGTCCATATCCCCCGGCGGTATCTTCCGGTCACGCAAGGGACACACAGGACACGCCTTGTTGCACCTTGAGGTCACATCGAAATAAACGGTTATCGGTTCACCCTCCGGTCTGTTTAACGCCATATCCCTATGATTTAAAGTCATCGGGCCACCGTTTTTTCACCATTTCAACGATCTCGTCTTCTTCAACAAACCGCCGTTCTGGAAAATCTATGAGAAGATAATGGTCAGGGTTAATTCGTTTGCGTATCCGTCGGTCAAAAGTCATCCTTTGATTTATAAAACGGGTATTCTCGTCATCGTTTGTGTGTCCACGGTACTTCCTCATTCGCTTCTGACTTTCAACCACAAGCCGTTCATCCCGTGTGCAGATAATCAATCTGGGATCTTCAAAGAACGTAAAGTATCCAAAGGACATTATCGAACCCATATCCTTAAAACCCCACAAGTCGTTTTCGGCCTCACGCTTTAAAATATAGTCCGAAAGTTTACCGTGGAACTCAACTAGTGATGTTTCACCCCTGGAAAACTCTGCCGTAATCTCGAACAGCTTGCCGCACTCATAGCTTCCGTTATCGGTAAACCCTGCAATCGGTGGGATAAAATACTCGCCCATTGAAATGCCAAGCCGGTTGTGAAGTGTTCCTCCGGTAAAACTCGTACCGCACCTGCCAACACCGTAAACAATGTACGGGTGTGGCATTGTTACCTTTTTCCCCCTAAGTGTCTTCATTCCTTGTTGCCTCCACCAAGTAGTTTCCCTGCAATGACCTGTTAAACACAATTACGTTGTAACCGATGTCTTCAAGCAGTTTCAGCCAATACTTCCTTGAAAAGATTTCAAGGTTTGGTATCTTTAGAAAGTAATCCTTACGGCCCACCCTGTGCAGTTCACCAAGGGCGATTTCGTACCACAAAGCCGTATAGGAAAATGTTTGAAATGCCTTTGGCATCACTATCGGATTCGGGGTTGTTACGAAATCAAACGCATTGTCTGGGTACGGTATTTGAGAATAAGATCCACGCTTTACATAGTGGTCAATACCCATTAACCCCCATGACGGATTATAATCCCTTTCCTCAAGGCCCCAAACATTATGACCCCTATCCCTGCCAATCTTTACCCGCTGGCCGTCACCACACATAACATCAAGCGTTCTTCCAACCCACGGGTATTTATTGAACACCATCGACTTGTTTGAGTACATACGGTTTCTATTCAACAACGGCATAGCTCCTTTTCAGTTCGGTGGTTACTGAAAGTGCCATAACGTCGTTTCCGTCCTTATCAATCGGGGTAAGGCGAAAGTTCTTATAGTCAGCATACTTGTTGTCGGGGATTAAATACATCAACCCGTCCGGCCCTTTTCTTTCCACATAACCGTAGAAGTTGCCGGTCATTACCCGCTTACACAGGTAGGATTCTTCTGGGATGTTTACCTGTATTCCTCTACCACATGCAGCACCAACCCAGAACTCAACCGCACCCTTTTCGTTTACACGGTATTCGTGACCGGTATCTGTTCTCATGTCGCAACCGTATAGGCTGATTTCTTCAAAGCCCTCGTAAACTGCGTGGGCAATCATGTAGCAAATAACGTTCAAGAAAAACAGTGCGTTAAACTCTTTCACGATTTTGTCTATCGGGTACACTTCGTTCTTGGTGAAAATAGGGTACGCACCTGAAGTGTATACCGGAACGCCCACAGCGTTTGCGTTGTCCACAAAGTTCTTGTCAAACAACAGGATGTCGTTTCTAATATCGTGGGCAATGTAAATCCGTGAAACATCACGGTTTCTATACATTGTGTTCGCACCCCACGTTTCCTCACCCTCTGCCAATTCCTCTGGACATTGATACCAGCTTGGCCCAAGCCCAAGAATATTAACCTTCTTCATCTTTCCCCCTTATGATAAATAATAACCCTTCTGAACAATTACCATTCCCAGGAAGCCACTTGTAACACCCCATCGACTCAACAACCTCAAACCCATGACGCTCAACAAGCGCCTTTAGGGAATAATGGGTGTACCAAGCAACATGCTCAAAACTGACGCACTCAAGCCCTGATTCGACAAAACACTCTTGCCGCTCTTTACAGTGAGCGTTCGGAACCGTAATAATAACCGGACACTTAAACCGCTTTAATTTTTCAAAGAACAAACCGGCGTTACTAAGATGTTCTAAAACCTCACCGGCAACAACCACATCAAATTGTTTTTCTGGTATCCACCCGCCCTGCTCAATATCCGCCTGTATCATCCTTGGGTATGGACACGGTTTTTTATCAACACCCCACACCTCTTTGGCGGTTGAAAGAATATACCGGTGGAGTTCGTTATCAACAATATCCGCACACCCGATATGGAACACCGTCTTATCTTTACAATAATTGGCAATCCATTTTACACGATGCACAGATTCAAGGTCGGGAACTTTCAGCCACGCCCAATCTTCTTTTCTCATTTGGACTCCAAGGCTTCGATACGAACCGTAAGCTCTTGGATTGCTTTTACAATAGGGGCAATGTAATCCCCATATCCTATCCGGTATGTTCCGTCTGTGTCGATACCCACAAACCCGTACTTTTCCGCACCAACAATATCTGCAATCTCTTGGGCAATAAACCCTGCGTGAAGTCTTCCGTCATCGAATGGTGCGTTATACTTGTATAAACATGGTTTTAACTTCCGTACAAAATCCAGACCAAATTCCAGCCCGTCAGAATCCCTCGTTAATCTTTCGTCCATGTTCCCCCCTTAAAAAAGGGGGAGGTTGCCCTCCCCCGATTAACTACATATAAACAACGCTGTTCTTCAAACGTACATCCGAAGTGGTGTACACAGTCGGGATAAGAATACCCGACAGCGAACCAAAGGTCATCGGGACCATATAGTTCTCTGCGTGCCACATCGAATCGGCTGTCTGGATAAAAGAAGTGGCATTGGTATCGCCACAACCCAAACGGTTATCGGTAACATTACCGGTTGCCGAACCCATCGTCATACAAGGCTTGGTTGCCAGGTTATTACCAATCACGTTGCCTTCAATACGCATACGCAAACACGCACCACTCGCCGTAATTGCCGCAACACTAAAGGAACCCTCAAAGAAATTATCTTTGATAACGGTGTCGTTGGAAATTCCGGTGAAATCAAGACCAGAGGCAACGCCTGCGTCGGTAGTTCCGATAAAAGCGTTGTTCGTCAACCTCATCGCGTGGGCAGAATCGGCAATGGCAACGGCCACGGTACACTGACCCGAAGCGTCCGACATAACAACCTCGCAATTATCCATAGCAAAGTAAGACGAATTAACGTCAATACCTGCCGCAACCGCATCAATGCCGGTCAGGTCGAACACAACGTTCTGGATGGTAATGTTGTTTGCGTCAATATCAACATCGGCAGCTTCCGTGGTTCCCAAGGTAAAGGTCGCACGGTCATCACCGGACCCAAGACCGATCAGGGTGATACCCGCAACGTCAAGGTCAAGAGCGGCTGCGGCTGCAAGAGCCTCGGCATGGTTCGGCATCAGAAATATAACGTCACCCTTGTTGGCGGTACATCTTCCAACCGCATAATCAGCGGTTGCGAACGGATGGTCAGGGTCGGTTCCACTGTTACCGTTACTGCCGGTCACGGAACTGACAAACCAAACACTACCAGTGGTCATAACGCCACCAGCACCCAATACCGGCATCCCAAAACTCGAAACGCCATTAGGAAATTTTGTTAAACCCATAATACTCTCCTTTCAGGAACAGAGTCGGGGGCCGAAACCCTACCTCTCTGCCGGTGTGAATTTAACACACCCTTACCCTTTAAAATAAGGGGAAGTTCAGCCGGGGGAAGCTAAACTCCCCCTCGAATCGCGCCCCTAAGAGCGCGAAATCATTAAGCTCCCATAGAACCAAACACACCCCAAGGAGAACTCCATCCTCTTTTCCATCTTGCACGAACCTTGAACTTGGCATCGTCCGTAGAGAAATCATTGCCCTGATAATGGTCGGGCATTACCCGCCAGAACCAGTTTAATTCATGCTCGTCACAGATAATAAACCAAGCATCGGGATCGGTAAGATACGACCACTCAACAAACTCAAGCGCCTCATCAGCCGCAGGGTTGATAGAGTTGTTCGCGTCGTCTGGAGTTTTAGAAGACTTGAACAACTTCGCAACGTTCCATGCGTTCTCGTTGGCAAACAGAAGTTTATTGGGTTTAAGATCCAAAAGAATCCCACGGTCATCAGTGGTGTCCTTCAGGTCGATCAATGCCTGCTCATACGAAGTGGCAGACAGGTCGGCGGTGGTAGACAGCATATTAGCCTGCGTTCCACCACTTACAAGCACATGGTCGGTACTCAACAGTACAAGACTGTCAGGCCCGCCCTCGTAACCAGCGGTTACGGCGTAATTAAACATATTGGCACCGTCTGTCTCAACGGTAGCTCTCATGCTTCTACCCAAGGCTTTCGGAAGTTTCCTCATCAGCCCGTAACGCTCGTCCTCAACCATTTCTTTCGACACATGATACTCAAGCGCATATGTGTCATGGGTGTAACGAGTGTCAAGACCCTGATAAATTTCATCAGTAGACGAGGGTGAACTCTCGGTCTTGGTAGGTACAATCCCAAAACCAGTTACATAGGAATCGTCAATGTACTGAGTCTTGGGGGTCGAGGGCATATTAAATACCCGATTCACTGTCGGTGGCTTTTCTCCAAATTTCAACGCATCCATAAAAATCTGCCGAAATCCAGGAGCCAAGCTATCCGCAAAACTTGTTCTTAGCATAGTCATGGTTTACCTCCTAGCTTGCAACGGCATCATGGACATATTCGAGAACGTCTAATCTGATCTGACAATAAACGTCCACGTTTGCGCCCCATGCGTTATCTGGTCTACTAACCTTGTCGATGATTAATACCGAATCGTGATCCGATGCGTCACCATCAATCTCCTTAGTTGACTGTTCACTTGCGGTTGTTCCCGCAGTATACAGCATGTCGTAATAAATGTTCGGCCCACACAAACTCGCACCCAACACCGTAGCATCATCAACCTGTGCCACAAAAACCGTGTTTCTAAGGTCGTTGTAAACAGGAATGGAACCAGCCGAAGCGTTGGAATAAGCTGCCGCAACACCGTAAGGAACATCCGTACCGTCTGTTGCCGCTACAAGTTTACCCGCAGAAATATAAACAGGGTCGCCTTCATAAATGGCGGTGGTGCTTAAATCTCCATGAGTCGTATGCGTGATTAGAGGGGGGCCGCCGTGTTTCGTATAACCGAATCGAAAACCTCTCGGTTTATCAGCGTTAGCCATATCACTAACCTCCTAAGTTATTATTATTGTTAAAGGTTTTATGCGTCTGTAAAGACGATTAGTGACCGGCATCCTTGCGGATGAATGATGTGCGCCTCACGGCGGGTACTACAGTGCGCTCGGTGAGCAGAGCGAGAGGTTATTTACCTTGTGATTGCGTGTGTTTTATGTTCAACCCAACATCCTCGCCCGTAGCGTCGGTGATTTTCTTTGCTGCGCTTGCGGCGATTTGTTTGGCGTCAACAGAACGAGTCTTTGTTTTATTCTCGAAAAAAGCCTTTCTCTGCCCTGCAAGTTCGTCGGGCATTTCAATCAAGATTAATTCTCGCCTAAGAATCGTGGAGTCCATCTTGCCTTCCTCGCCGGGAAGTTTGTCGGTAGTTCCACCGTAATCTTTTCTGTCGGCAACTGTCCAACCTTGGTCGAGTTTTCTTTCAAGCAGGTCTTTGGTTGTCCATCGTGGCACGAACCCTTGGCGTTTTTTCTTTAACCGAAGCAGATCCAATGACCACGGATTGTTATCAGCGTTCCACGGTTTTGTCGCTTTCGGTTTCGGGTCTTCAACTTTAAAGTGGTCTTTTAAAACTACAAGTTGATCGTCGCTAAGTTTTGACACGGATGCCGACACCGGCATACCTAACTCGTTTAGAACCAACTTAATATCGTTTGGTTTCTTACCAATCATCTTAGAAAATTCATACACTTTCATAAGTTACCCCCTCTGCTTTTCAATATGTTCGACTTGTTTCATGTATTTCTTAATGTCCACGCCAAGTAGTTTTGCGGTGTGCTTTTGCTGGTCAGTGGGCTCACCCTTCTTTAGATTACCTGGGGGCGGTGTACCACCCTCTGCGTAAGCCTGATCCGCTAAACTATCTGTCGCCGCAGCCGCCTTTTTACCCTTCGCCTTGGCGTACTGGTAAGCCGCAAGTGCGGGGTTGGTGGCTGACAATATTTCCCTTCTTAAAATAGGGTCGGTATTCATGTCAGCGTTGGCGGTCTTAACTACTTCAAAATAGTCGTTATATTCGGGTACTTGTGAAAGCTGTTGTTCCTGTTGCCCTATCGCTTTAAAGTCGTAAGAGTCTTTCAGCGGTACGTCGGGCGTCGATTCTTTCTTGATTTCACGCTTCGCCTTGTCAATCACAAACCTTTCATACCCATCGGGGTCGTCGATCGGGTCGGGTCTGTTCGTTTCCGCAAGTTTGTCCTCAACACCGAACAGGGTTTCCTCTAACTTACGATTGTGTTCCTTGATTGATTCAAGGCCGTCCCTTAGTTCCGCGTTGTCTCTTTCCTGCGTTTTGAGCTTACCGTAGATTTCTTTGAATCTAGGGTGGTCGGGCGGTGGTTCGTGGTTCTCTTGCGGCGGTTCTGCCGGTGTGTCGTCTGTCTCAAGCGGAGTGTCATCCGTTGCGCTGTCATCAGCGGGTGCGTCGTCCCCCAAGACGGTTTCTTCGTCTGCCATTATTCCTCCTCGATTTTACATAAAATATCTTCCTCATTCATAATAAAGTAGTCTCTCCAATCCGATTCGGGAAACGGCACGTCAAACCTTGCAAACCTTCCGAACAGAATCTTATCCCCCACCTTTATCCAATCACAATCCTCACCTATGGCGATAACCTCTGCCTTCAATGACATCTTCTTGGTCATGTCGGACATTATGATTTCACCAATCTTTTCTTCTTCGTACTGCTTGGCAAGTAACCTTGTACCCATCGGTTTAAGTTTCATCATCCCCCTCTTTCAGTTCGTCAATCATTCTTCCAGTAATATCAAGCACTTCCTCAAAGACCACCATGCTTGCGTTATGAAGTGCGGCTTGCTGTTGTTCCCCATCCTCAAGAGATTTATGAACCTGCAAGTCCGCATCTTCTCGATGTAGACTCACACGGTCAAAAAACTCAACCGTTACCGGGTCCCGCTGCCATGACTTGATTTCCTCTATTGTCGGCATTCCCTGCCCCCTGTTCCCCTAGTTGCTGTGCCTGCGCTTCGTCCATGTACGCAACACGCTTTGTTTCTTCAAGGTGTCTCTCAAGCAACCCCTGATATTCTGGGGTTATCGAATTGTAATACTCGGACTGACTAAACGCACCATGAACCTGTGCGTGATTCGCATGGTCTTCACCCTGCTTCGGTTCAGTATAGTCGCCCTGCATGAACTTTGCGTTCTCTAACTCTGGCGAAACCGGGTCTTCTGGAAGTTCCGGTAAAATCTTATCAATGTTTTTCTTCTCAAACGCCTCAAGAAGTTCCCGTGTAACCTCGTATATTGCTTTCTTGTTCGGCGGGAATCCAAGCTCAGGGTTTCCACCAATCAAAGGATTGTTCATCGCCAACGTGTAAACCTCTGACGCTTCCTGACGCCTGCCCTGCCTGGAAGAAAATGCCGGGTCGCCAATCGGAACTATATCTCTTACACTATCAAAATCAGAACGCTTAATAACACGTTCTTTCTCGTCTTCCATGACGTACCTTACGCCATCCGTGGGCAAGAAAATATTATTAATGCCCATTAGGAGTCTTAATTCTGACCTCAGTGACCGGAAGATACGTTTAGTCATTACCGAGAATGAAATCAAGCCCTGCTCAATAACAGCCTGTGTTCCACCAACGGTGGGTTCTCTCACGCCCTTCTGCTGTCGCCCGCTCATAAGCTCTGTAACGGACGTGAATTGTTCACCATATTGCTGAATCAACCCCAGAACCATGAACAATACTTGGTCTACTCTCTGCATGTTCGGAAAGAAAACCTGCTTTGCGTCCTCAACCTCTGTCATCAACCCAGGGTGTAGTTTGATTTGGCGTTTTTTTATTCCCGCCCTACGCCCGTAAAATCCAAAGGGTAGGTTTGATATTGTTCCTGCGTCAAATATCTGGTTAAACGCTGTTATCGCCATTTCGTTCAACGCTTCAAGGAAATGCCCGAAACCCAAGGAATACACACCGGACTCAGGGTTTGGAATAAAGTGATAGTCGGTAAAGTATTCTAATACCTTTGTATCTGCACCAACCTTGAACTCTCTCGACGTTACCCGTAAAAGCGTTTCTGTATCGTACTCGACGGTAAAGGTGTACGGTTTTGTTTTCCCGTCACCAAGGTCGTACTTTTTGTGACATTCAAGAACGAGGTGGGGCTTGTCGTTATCTTTTATTGCTGTTTCACCAACAGTATCGTCAACGGCTTCGGCAAGCTCAGACTCGTCCTCTTTCTGCGGTGTTTCAAGCACCTTGTCAAAGTTTTCGTACAATCCCTGCTCGTTACGCTCTTTTAATTCGTCATAATGCAACCACATCCTGTGGGTTTTTCTTCGAGCGTCTGCAAATCGCTTTGTTCGGTACGGTAATACAAGATCCAACGCCCCGATGTTCTCCGATACGGGCCGACCCAAGGTCTTGTTATATATCAGCTTCTTATATGCAAGCCCGTTTATTGGCAACATCTGTAAAAGGCGGTCAAACTCGTCCTCATACTCGATCATATCGTTTAGGGTCTGCCAGTTCATGTATTTCTCTACAGCCCTGGCACGTTTTACGTCAGCCCCGCCAACTGGCATCGCCTTTACAAGCCCTGGTGCAGCGAATATGGACTGATATGACCTTGAATGAAACTGATTACAGGCCGTAGACAACATTGGAATACAGACATTACTCGCACCGGGCCAAGGCGTATCCTTTTTGTCACGCTTTCCAGCCCACAACTTGTAATATCTTGCCCTGTCGTCTTCCCAATCCGCACGAGAAAGAACATCGTCATCGTAGTTACTGACAATTTCCTGTGCGATTTCAACCTGTTTGTCGGCATCAATCTTGCTTACGATATTAACCAGCGTTTTTTCTTCCGGTGGTGCGTTTTCTTTTGGCATTTA